CTCTGCCGTCGAGGGGGGGCCATGCTGAGTTATATACACTATACTAGTAGCTTCATTTATACGCTTGGGTGCCAAAGTGGGTGCCAATTTTGTGCGGGGGGGAAATTCTGTTCCCCCCGCACTCCGGGCAGCCCACTTAATAAGTTATCCCATTCGTGTCGCCACTGAATGACAAGTTGTGCCCGTACATGACATCTGTCACTGACGCCGCAACTCCCGCCTGCGTCGGTTCAATAGAAAACATCCAGAAAGGCATCTTCGACAAGTATCCACTCTGCGCACTCTGCCATTGCGGATATTTAAATGCAGGGATCCGTTTTTCAACGATCCAAGCGTCACCGCTTTCTAGAATCTTCTCCGAAGTCCACACAGGAGCTTTGATGTACTGCCACCAGTTGAAGATCACCGTTGGATCAAACGTGCTTGGCACGGGGTTCAACGTGAAATTCGTGACCACGTCTGCAGGTAGCGTGTTCTTCGCATACACTAACCATAACTTGATCCTCACGTTAGTCAAATTCGAGAATCTATTGCAGAATTGAATAGTCATTTTTCCACCTCTGACGAAAACATGTGGTGCCCAGTTGTCATCCGTGTTGGATGACATTCCTCCTAGGATGAGTCCACCTATTGGTAAATTGAACTGGTCAGGGATAGCTTGGACTGTCACAAGGACAGCTTGCCCAAGCGCAGTAGGTGCCGTGATGTTCGCGTTTTCTGTGTTGACCGATCTGTATCTTGTCTGTCCTTCACTGACTTTGTACGCGTTCCGGAGATATGCTCTTGGACGGAACGTTTTTCTTTTGAAGCGTAAAGCAGCGCCGCCAGCTGAATTGCTGCTATACGTTTTAGACGTACGCATACGTCTAGGGTACCTCGTCGAACGACGCATACGCGTGGACCGACGAGTCGAACGTCTTCGACGTCCATATCTACGATACGGCATACTTGATAAATGTGATTCTCCGCTGCGCGACTCAATAGTATGTTGTGTGCAATGACATGAGTGTGCATGCCCACCTTTATTTATAGGCAAATGTACTTACACGGGCCCTGCGGGCCCTGTCTGCGACGCCATGATATACCATCATCTATTGGCTAGTACTCTGGGCTGCAGTCCGGGCTTCGCCCGGCCCTGCGGCCGGAGGCTCAGGTGGAAACAGGTAAGTGTAATCTCCTTCCGGAGTCATCTCTATAACAGACATCCGGCGCAACAGCGCGGGTAACTGCATGTGTGCAGTTCCATCAGCCTCTACAAAGATCTGATCCGGATGATAATTACTAGTAACAACAAAAGTAACTGCACATAGGGGTATGATTCCTCCCTTGGTCTCAACTGAACATGGATACCTATCAAACCAAGTAAGTAAGTAAAATATGTCGATGCACTGTCGTGAATAGTCATCGATTATAACTTCTCGCTCGTTGATGTAGCCGCTCCACCACTTGTGTCGGGCGCACTTGCGAAATGCTCCGGGAAATCGTCGATCAGCCAATCGAGATTTTCCCACACCGGGCTGTCCGTACAGCCAGGTAACGCTGATCGCGTCTCGTCGCGGAAGGGACTGCCGTTCCAAATAGTTTCGTAGCAGAATATGTCCAGACCATGCATAGGCTCCGGGATTTTCTTCTTCAAAGAGGGCGATCCCTGCTCTTCCACGATCTCTAAGTCCGGCACTGTACTCTCTGGCAAGTTCGTCTCTGGATTTAGATACATCCCTGCCGGGACATATGCCGGTGCTCCACACTCTTCCCTCCTTAGAGCAATATCGCTCATTATCCTTCGATGATCCTCGAGCAACTTCCCAATGAGCTCTCGCGTTGAATCTGTCTCTGAGATGAGACAGGCGAGCTTTGTCTCGGAGGAGCACAAAGCCCTGTAGATGCGGCGTTCCGTTCGCTCCAACCTCCTCGCCGATGCAAGCAAACGAGCAGTCACTGATGCAGACTTGCTTGAGAACTTCGAACTCTTCGACGCCATAGTTATTGCAAGTAAAGCACCACCGCTTAGCAGCGTTGTCTCTCTGCCGTCGAGGGGGGGCCATGCTGAGTTATATACACTATACTAGTAGCTTCATTTATACGCTTGGGTGCCAAAGTGGGTGCCAATTTTGTGCGGGGGGGAAATTCTGTTCCCCCCGCA